CGGCGTTGTGCTTCAGGCAAGAAGATTTGCCGGACTCGAAAGAGTTCGGCAGTGAGACCAGCCCCCTCGGGGGAGGTGGTTACTGCTTCTGGAACCTGTTGCACCGGGGATCGCGCGCAGAGTTTAACGGTAGATCACTCCTTCAAGCGAAGGGGATGTTCCCGGAAGCTCTGCCTGCCGACCTAGACGCTGCGGTGTTAGACACCATTGAGGCGCTCTGTAACGAGCCGCCGCGCCTGGAGGACATGTCGTGGGCAGATCAGGATGATCTGCTTGCGATTGGGGACATTGGATACGAGATCGGTTACTCCGTGGGACTAAGTAGTCCGGAGATGACTGATCTGCCGTGTCCGTCGTTCTCGGGGCACATTGAGGCTCCGAGGGACGTGGGTGGAGCGTTCGGGGAACTGGTGGAACGGCTCAAAGACAGCGACCTCTTCGCGAAGTGTCCGCACTGCCACAATGCAGGCGGGCACCATAACGACGAGCACATCTGCTTCCGTGTGCACACACTGGACGCCTATTATGGCGATGAGGTGGTGCGACACTGGATGCAGCGTGGGTTTGACGAACCTCTGGTTCGTCCCGTTGCGTTGCCTGAGCCCTTGAAGGTCCGAGTAATCACTCTCGGTACGGTGGATCGCTACTACATGTCGAGCTTTTTGTCTCGTGCAATGTTTAGCGGAATATTTAAATTCCCACTCTTCAAGTTTACCAACAGACCGATCGCCCCAGACGAGTTGAGCTTCCCTCCCCTTAAGGAGGAGGAGTTCTTTTGCTCGTGGGACTACCGGGACGCGACGAATCAACTAAGAAGTCGCGTTTCGGAGGCAGTGTTGCAAGGCTGGTGCCATGGCTACGCTGAAGCACGCGGATGGGGCGTCGCGACCACAGAATCGTGGTACGAGCTCGCCCTGAGTTGTCTGACAAGACAACTGATCCAAGTGCCGAAAGCGGCCGGAGCAAAGCCGAAGGAGCCTAGAAAGGCTCGGCAGCAGTTGAACGGGCAGCTGATGGGTTCACGAATCAGCTTCCCTGTGCTCTGTATGTCCAACGCTGCCGTCGTTGCGTACACGAAGAACCTCCAGTTGGGAGACCTCTGCCACCGGCAGGGTACTCGACCGAAGAGGGCCGTGCGCGCGGCGATCAGCGATGTGTTGCACCGTCGGAAATGCTATCAGGCATACATCAACGGTGACGACACGGTCGTCCTGGCGACTCGGTTAGAGATCGACCGGCTGAAACGGCTCGGAGCCCTTGCGGGCTTAGAGTGTTCAGTCGGGAAGTCCTACTGGTCGCGCGACTGGTTTGTCTTCAACTCCGAGTTCTACGGGGTTGTTGGCCGACGGTCAGTGGAAGATCAATTTGTCCCCCACCCACCCAGGCACTACGAGAAACCGCTCTGCGGCCACTTCGACCCACAACTGTTACGTTTGTGGAATCAGTGGACCGAGAGTGAAGATCCCTCCGTAGAGCTTTTCGACAGACTGGCAGTCCTCAACTTCGGTGCTGCGTTTCGCGTCTCAGGACGCGGCATGACGCAGTACGCGAAGGACATGGATGGAGCTCGCACCATTGCGGATGACGAGCTCACCCGGCTGGCTAGCAATACACACTATGTCTGCAGCCGAGCGCCGGCGAGTCACCGAGAGACCATGCTGTCGTTGATGTTAACTCACAACGACAAGCTCCTGAAGCGGGTTCCCGCTTCAGTGTCCTGGTGGCTTCCAGCCGACCTCGGCGGACTAGGCATGTATTGCCATGATCCAAGCCGTTTGCTGAATAAGGCCCGGGTGTACGGAGCGCTCCGTCGTTTACACGACGATGAGCCGTTCCCACACCTGGCCACGGTCAACAGCAACATGTCCCTTCCGATCCCGAAAGACGTGACAACTTTGGAGTTTTTCTCCGACGGCGGTGGCGAGGAAGACGAACTCGATGACTGTGAGGTCAATCGGTTCAAGTGCTTCCTGCGCAACCCGGGCCAGTCCTTGGACGGCCCGCGGGCACGCGTTTGCGACGCGTTCCGCCGTTGGTCACGTGCGGCGTCCTTTGACGTCCGCGCGGGTACGCGAATTGCGCGCAACAAGGAGATCGAACCGCGGTTTTTCCGCATATTGTTCAATCGATCCCGGCGCGTGTTCACGTATGAATACACTTCGAGTCTCATCCCAACTCTGTCTATTTCGGGTCCTGAAGACCTCCTCCTCCACATGGGTGTATCGTCTATCGGCCGTGAGGCCGACAGTTCGTTCGACGATATCACCTGTGACACTTTCCCTACAACACAAATGGCGGCCGCCATTACCTCAAAGACAATCGTCGAGACATCTGGACTGCCGGTGACAGGCGCTGAAAAGCGCACCTCCCCGGCGGCAGATGTCTGCGTGGGCACAATGCCACACGACGATTGCGGCCTGTGGTCCGCCGGCTACGAACAAAGTAGCTGGTATTCCACAGGTCTGACCCAGGAACGGGTCACACCTGCGAGCTCATCGGAGTCGCAGGCGTGACCCTGGGTCAAAGGCCGCCATTAGCCGCAACCAACACTCTCCCGAAGAAGAGGGTTGTTCGGCGTTGTAACGCTGAGCGTGTCAAGCTCTAGACTGCACAGTCCCCG